GTTTATCAAGTTTTTTTAATTCTGTTTCCAAAGTGGCTATTGTATCAAGGCAGGAAAGTTTATCTTTATTATGCGATTGACGGATATTTTTCAAAGACAATTCAATATCTTTAAATTCCTTTGTAAGCACTTCAAATACTTTATCTTCTACAATGCTCAATGCAGATGCCTTATTACAACCGAGTGTACGGCAACAAAGACGGTATTTTTCAACAGTTTCGTTAGAAGTATTGATAACTATTGCCCGACCGCAATTAGCACACTTTAAAAGTCCTGCAAACGGATTTTGCAACGTGCCTGTACGCATAGGCGGTTTGTATTTCAGATTTATAATATCTTGTGCTTTGCTGAACGTGTCCTCGTCAATTATCGGCTCGTGCAGTCCGGGAACATATAACCAATCATCTTTACTCGTTTTTTCTTGCGTATTTTTGCCTTTAACAGACTTTGATTTGTTCCACACTATCTTACCTATGTAAGTATGATTTCGGAGCATACGGGCGATTGTGGTGGGGTGGAGCGGTGTATTTTTCTTGCTCAAGACACCCAAATTTGCAAGCTGACGGCTTATTGAAGTAATACCCATACTTTGATTTACATACATATCAAATATCATACGAACATATTTCGCCTCCGGTTCATATACTTCCAACGTGTGCTTTTTATTTATTATGGCATTTCGATAACCAAACGGAGCGCCCGACACAAAACAACCGTCATTGATTGATTTGATACGTCCGCGGTTCATTCGACGAGTGATGAATTTAAGCTCCTTACGAGCCATAAACATTTCAAATTCACTGTAATCTTCGTCATACTCGTTGTTGAGGTCATATATTTTTTTGAGCGTAATAATTTTTACATCGTTTTCTTTAAGAACGTCAAAGATTTTTTCACTGTCTGCGGCACTTCCACGCCCTAAACGGTCAAGGTCAATACATAATACCGCATCATATATGTGCGAGGGAATAGCGTCAAGCAGTTTCAGCATTTCCGTTCTGTTGTATAACATTCCTCCGCTTATCACTTCTTCAAATATGTCAATGACCGTTAAATTATTGTCCTTTGCATAAGAAAGAAGAATTTCTTTGTGACGTTCAAGCGTTTCAAGCGGATTGTTTTCGTCCGCTCTCGATTTTCGTAAATACATGGCTACATTCATCGTAAATCTTCCTTTCTTGTGTTATATTTCAACTCACACGCTCCGTGGGGAGCGTGACACATGTGTATAAATGCACTTTATTCTGTTTCCTCTGCCTGTTGGAGCAGGCAGGGAAATTTTTTTATTTAAGCTGCGGTATCAATATAATCAATAACTGTTACGGTTAAGGTGCTTGAAAAAGTTTTCACGCTATCAAGAATTTTTTCAAGGGTTTCAACTGTTTCATTAGAAAAATATTCTTCTCCGCATTGTGTACATTTTTCGCAAGGTACATTTTTAATCACAACAACGAAATTATCAATTTTTTCAATATATTCTGTTGTTGTCTGTTCTGCATTGCCTCGGCAAAAGAAACAAGTCATATTATTTCACTCTCCTTGTTTTAAAATCATTTTCCCATTTATCCGGTTCGGGATAGTATGCGGTTACAGCATACAAATATTCTTCATCATAGCCTGTTACATTATGCAACGGCATTTGTTTAAGACTTTGACCGCAAATTAAACAACTTGGAAGTCTTGCTGACTGTGGATAGTGTTCGATTATTTCGCCTGTGAAAATACTGTTTTTGTAATCATCTTTAGATATATTACGTTCACGCAAACGCTTAAATGCGTGAAGTGACCATTTTATTTGGTCTGATTCA